AATTAGCTAGTGGAGTATTACCAGATAACACTCCAGCTTTTGAAGCAACATTATCAGCAGAACAAAGTGCAAGTGATGATGTATTTACAAAAATGGATTTTGATGAAGAAAGTTTTGATACTGATGGTGCTTATGACCATAGTACAAATCAGAGGTTTACAGTACCTAGTGGCAAAGCTGGTAAATACCATATTTATGCTAATGTTACTTTAGGAACAAGTCAAAATACAGATTTAGTAGATGCTAAAGTTTTAATTTATAAAAATGGTTCTGTTTTTAAAAGAACAATAATGAATAATGAAACTAACTATACTAGATATACACAACTTTCTGTAGCTAGTACTATGGTGTTATCTGTTGGAGATTATGTTGAGATATATGCACAAGTTAATAGAGCTAGTGGTAATGTTGAATTTAGAGCGCAGAATGGTGAAAGCACATTTGGTGGATTTAAAATTATAGAATAAGGAAATTAAATTATGGCAATAACAAAAATACAATCTGAAAGTCTTAACCTTGCAGACACTTACGATTTCACAGGAACTGTAACTGGTGCTGGTGGTGTTAATACTCCAGCTTTTGAAGCATGGTTAAGTGCAGATCAATCTGCAACAAATGATAGTTTTACTAAATTACAATGTAATACTGAAATTTATGATACAGATTCAAATTATGACAATTCAACTAATTATCGTTTTACACCAACAACAGCTGGAAAATTTTTCATTTATGGTCAAACAAGAGTTGATCCAGGTACAGGAAATTTGACAAGACTAACTTTAAGTATTTATAAAAATGGTTCTTCTTATAAAAGAAATGATTTTTTTTTAAACACAGGCTCAACAGCTATGTCATTATATCATGGTAATATAGTTGCTGCAATTGATATGAATGGTTCTTCAGATTATGTAGAATTATATGGAAGATTAAGAACTTATAATGGTTCTGGTATATCTTTTATAGGTGGTACAGCAGGAGCTGATACTTATTTTGGTGGATATAAAATAATTACATAAAATTAAGGAGGTAAAACTATGGCACAACTAAGTACAAAAATAAAAGAATACTGCAAAGCTAACAATGTTAGCGATGTAGATTTCACAAGTGATGTATTGTTGCAAGACGACAGTAATGGTCAAGGTGTTTATATAGCTGAATGGAATTTAGATATTGCACAACCAACTGACGCACAACTAGCAACATTTGAGACTGCTGCAAATACTGTTGAAGCGAATGCTCAAGTAGATGCAACAAGAAAAAGCCAATATGGTTCTTGGGGAGATCAGTTAGATGAAATCTACCATGACATTGAAGCTTGGAAAACAAGAATACAAACAATCAAGGATAATAATCCAAAAGGATAATTAATGGCGTATATAGGTAGAGATACAGATAAAATAAGTAATGTAGAGGTACTGGATAACATTACCTTTGATGGTAGTTCATCATACACATTACAAAAAGGTGGAAGTAATTTTACACCTAGTAGTGCGAACACATTATTAGTTAGCATTGATGGTGTCGTTCAAGCTGGTAACTTTACTGTATCTGGTTCAACAATAGATTTTGGAACAGCAGTTGCTGGAACTTCTACTTGCGATTTTATTTTACATTATGGAATTGGTTTAATTACAACAGTTAGTGATGGCACAGTTACTACAGCTAAACTAGCTGACAGTTCTGTTACTGCTGCTAAGATAACTGATGCAACAATTACTGCTGCTAAACTTGCAAGTGGTACTGTACAAAATCAATCAGCATTTAAAAACATCATCATCAATGGTGATATGAGTATTGCTCAAAGAGGAACTTCAACAAGTGGAGTAACAACAACTGATGGTTATTATGCTTGTGATAGATGGTATTCTCAAACCGATACTGGTACTTGGACTATCTCACAATCAACTGATGTGCCAACTGGTCAAGGATTTGTTAATTCATTTAAAATGGATTGCACATCTGCTGGAACTGGTAATGCTGATGAAGTAATGATTAGACAAAAATTTGAAGGTCAAAATTTACAATATTTAAAATATGGAACATCATCTGCTGAAAGTCTTACTTTAAGTTTTTGGATTAAATCAAATAAAACTGGAAATTATTATGTAGCATTAGGTAATTTTAACACAACACAGAATAGAGTAGTTAGTTTTGGTTATAGTATTGATAGTGCAGATACTTGGGAAAAGAAAACAATTACAATTCCAGGAGATACTTCTCAAGGTTTTGATAATTCAAATGTAGAAAATTTTACGTTATTTTGGTTATTTAGTGCTGCTAGTGGTTTTACATCTGGAGGTGTTAGTAACACTTGGACAAATTATGCTGCAAATAGATTTGCTAATTCTGATTTAGCTGGTCTTGGTGGTTCAACAGCTGACGAAGTTTATTTGACAGGAGTACAATTAGAAGTAGGCTCCGCCGCATCTGATTTTGAGTTCTTGCCTGTTGATGTTAATTTAAATAGATGTATGAGATATTACAATGAAATAAATGAAGCTAATAACTCTACAACTTTTATAGCTGGAGCTCATGATGGCACTAATGGTACTGCTATTTGTCCATATGTGTTTCCTGTAAGTATGAGAGCAGCACCAACTGTTAGTTATACAGGAACATTTAATTGCTATGTTGCAAGTGCAGGAACAAATAAATCTGATTTAGGTATTCAAACTGGAACTAGAGGATTAAGAACTTTAGCATCTTCAGTAACTGGTGCTAATGGATATGCTGTACATATAGATTTTGCATCAGGTGCTAAAATACATTTATCAGCGGAGTTATAAATATGAATATAGAAAATATTACAAATGTAGAAAAATTATATTATAAAAATAATTTTTATGCTTACAAAGTATTAACTGGTGAACAAATACACACAGTACCCCTAGACGAAGCAAACACAGATTACCAAGCAATACAAGAGTGGATAGCAGATGGTGGAACAGTAATAGATAATGGAGGTGGAGAGTAATGGCAATAATAACTTTAAATAATAATTCTTTATCTAGTGTAACAGCATTACCTGCTGGTGTAGGTGGTAAGGTTTTGCAAGTTGTGAGTTCTGATAATAGTTATGCAATAGACCATACCTCATCATCTACTGTTGATGTTCCGTCTGCAAGTGGTGTTACTTGGGAAACAGCAATTACACCAAGTTCTACATCTTCAAAAATACTTATATCTTCTAATTTAAGTTTGCAAAGTAGTATTTTTGGTGCTGCTGATTTAAGAAGTTATGTAGATATTCTTTATAAAATAGGTGGTGGTTCATACACAACTTTAAATAATAGACAACATTATTCTATGTATGATTATGGTAATCATGGACTTTCTTATTTAAATAATTTAGTTTTTCAATATTTAATTTCACCATCAACTACATCTGCAATTACTGTAAAATTTACAATCGCATCTGTTAATGCAAGTTGTAGTACATCAGTAAATTATGGAGATAGAAATAGTACATGTGTTTTATATGAGGTAGCTGGATAATGAACAATATAAATAAAGCAATTAAAAAAATAAATCCTAATGCAGAATTTTCTATTGGTGATAATAGCTTAGATGATATTACTTGGCACAATGGAACAACACCTATTCCTAAAGCTGACATAGAAGCTAAAATGGTAGAGGTACAAGCAGAGTATGATGCTAACCAATATCAAAGAGATAGAGTTTATCCTAGCATTGGAGATCAACTAGATATGCTATGGCACTCTATAGATCAAAACCCAGCATTAAAATCTCAATACTTTGATTTCTATGAAGCTATTAAAGCAGTTAAGGTAAAGAATCCTAAGAATGGCTAATAGTTATAAATTTAAAGGTGTTGCGTTAGCAACTACATCAGAAACTACACTACTAACAGCTGCTAGCACCGAAACAATAATTATAAAATCTATTAGAGTTACTAATAATACTGGTAGCACACCAACAGTTTCAATGGATGTAGCAGATAATAGTGCTAGTACAGAATACACAATATTTAACACAAAATCACTTACAGCAAATAATTCAGAGGAGTTATTAAGTGTGCCTTTAGTTTTAGAAAACTCAGATGCACTTAAAGCAACAATAAGCTCAACAGATAGTGTTCACATAAGTATTAGTTATTTAGTTATTACTTAATGAATATAGTAGAAATACCATTATCTGATTTAGATAATGTTTGGAATTTAGTTAAAAAAGATATTGCACAAGCCTTATCATATTCAGGTAATTATACTGATAGTGATTTTGTATTAGAGCAATTAAAACAAAAGAAATTTCAGCTTTGGGTGCTTTGGGATAAGACTAAACAAACAACAACCGATAAATATTATGGTGTTGTAGTTACAGAAATAATCCAAAGAAAATTAAAGCGGTCTTGCAATATATTTATTGTTACAGGCAGACACAGACAAAAATGGCAACACCTAGTTAAAGAACTAGAAAACTTTGCTATTAAAAACAAATGTGATTGCATGGAATTATTTGCTAGACCAGGTTGGGATAAAATAATGAAAAACCATAACTATAAAAGAACTCATGTAGTTCTTGAAAAACAATTAATAAAGGAGAATGAATAATGTCATTTGGCGGTGGAAACTCAGGTGGTGGATCACAAGTACAAAGTGTCAATCCATACAAACCAGCAGAGCCAGCTCTTAATCAAATACTATCAGAAGCTGGTAATCTATATGGACAAGGTGTAAAAGCAGCTGGGTATGTAGCCCCATCACAGCAAACAATTTCTGGTCTTGCTGGCCAAGAATTAATGGGTTCTGCTGCACAACAACAATTAGCAGATACATTATCAGGTAAATATCTAAATCCTTTTTTATCACCTTTACTACAAGGTGCTGGAGCAGATGTAGCAACAGCTATTAATACAGAGTTTAGCGGTGCTGGTAGAACACCAGGATCAGCAATGAATCAACAACAAATAATTGCCGGTATAACAGATGCAGCTTTACCAATGGCGTTTGAGCAGTACGAAAGAGAACGTCAAAGACAATTAGGTATTGCTAGTGCTACACCAACACTTGTGCAAACTGGAGCTCAATTAGAAAATATTGAAAGACAAAGAAACTTAGCACCTTTTGCTGCACTACAACAATATAGTGGTATTGTAAATCCTATAGCAACTGGCTTACCAGTACAAACATCACAAACACAAACATCATCTAATCCTATAACAACTGCTATGGGTGGTGCATTAATCGGAAGTAAATTTGGCGGTATAGGTGCTGCTATCGGTGGTGGTCTAGGATTTTTAGGAGGGTTATTATAATGGATAAATTTAAGAAAATAATTTTTGATATTGAAGTTGATATAGATAGAAAAACTTCAAAGTACATAATGTTATTATTAATACTTAGCGTTCTTGGAATTATATTTTAATGAATGATTTAAAAAAATTTGCTGGACTATTAAATGATGAAGCACCAGAAAATCACTTTCTTGCTTACATCACTCCTGGTGAAAGAGATATGTTGGTAGATGCTGGTGGAGTTAAAACTCCTACACCATCTGGTATTTTTGCATATCCACCTCAAGATAATCAAACTAGCAGTTACGACTCCTCACAAAACACATCAGGCAGAACTTCTTCTACAAGTGGAGCTGGTGGAGGTAGTGGTTATTCTGGTGGTCAAGGTAGGCAAGATACTGAATCTCAATATACTGGAGGTGGGTATGACTCCTCAAAAAATACATCAGGAAGAACAACAACAACAAGTGGTGCTGGGGGAGGAAGTGGTTACATAAACACTTCTAACAATAATGACGATATAGACTCTACTTATACCTCTACAAGTTTTGACGTAACTCCAGAAAAATCAGCAATGGATAAACTAAAAGATTTTATTGCTAGTGGTGGAATAATTGGAAATACTTTTAAAGCTATTTCTAATTTTGCTGAGAGTCATAATAAAAAAAGAAGAAATAATTTTATGTCCACAGCAGATATAAAAGAGTACGAATTAGGTACTGGTAAAAATTGGAATCCTAATAATGTTACTAATAAAGACTCAGCTGAATATAAATATTTAAAAAACGAAACAGATTATTTTCAACAATTTAATAATGATGATAACAGAAACGAAAATGATCCATCTAGTTTTTTTGACAATCCACAAGACGTAACTGAAAGTAATTTAATAAATAATCCTAATCCATTTTCACAAGTTGATAATTATTTTAATAATATGGAATCAAATAATCTAGGTATTTCTCAAAATTTTATGAATAGCTATGATCAAGCAAAAGCAGATTTAGCTAAAACATTAAACATGACAACTAATGCTAGTCAGTTTGGCTACAATGCCAATATGTCATCAAGCAATATCTATTACAACTATCTTAAAGAACAAGGACTATTATAATGGCGGACTCACCTTTTAAAGGCTTACTATACTCACCAGAAGTATTAGGGGGTATTGGTTTATTAACTGCTGGACTATCAGGTCAAAATCCTGGTGCAGCACTTCCGATGATTCAACAAGGTATGAAAACAGCTTCTATGTTTCAAGCTATGGAGGAAGAAGAAGAAAAAAGAAAGTTTAGAAAACAATTTGCTAATCAAGTTCCAGAAGAAGATAAAGCTTTATTTAAAGCATTTCCATTAGAATACATAAAAAATAAAAAGTTTCAAAAACCACAAAAACCTAATTTAGTAACTTTAAAATCACCTGATGGTAAAGATATAAGAAGTTTAAATTTATCTAACCCTAATGATCAAACTACTTTAGAGCAATTATTAAAAGAAAACTATACAGAGTTTAAACAAAATGTAACATCAACAGATGTTAGTGGTTTAAGTAAAGGTACTAAAACAAAAGTTGAAAAAGAACTGCAAGGTGCAGATAAACTTTTAGGTCAGTTACAAGCTACTCAAGCTATGTTTAAAGATGAGTTTTTAACTGTTGGTGGTAAAATTAGGTATCAAAAACTTTTATTACTTGATAAAGCCAATATACCATTAAATCAAGATGATGCTGCATATTTAAGAAGCTACAGTACATGGGATCAAAATAACCTACAATACTTTAACCAATACAGAAAAGAAATTACTGGTGTTGCTGCTGGTGAAAAAGAGATTGCATGGTTAGAAGCATCTATACCTAGTTCTAAAGATACACAAACTACCTACAGAGCTAAGATGAAAAATCAAATTAGAATACAAACAGAGCTACTAGAAAAAGCTAAAGCATTTAAAGAGTCAGGTGGTACAGTTTATAAAATAAATGATAAAGGCGAAAAAGTTTATTCTGAGGGTTTTGGTAAATATCTAAAAAATAAAATAAAACCAAGTGGTGAATACTTAAATGAATTATTTATTTCTTATAAAGTTGATTATAATTACAAACCAGAACAAGCAATACAATTAATGAACATACAGTTCCCTAATCAAAACTGGGAAGAAATTTTACAAAAATATATAGCTGGTCAAACTGGGGGTGCTTTATAATGTCAGATTTTTTAAGTAATTATTACAAAACTATTGACGTTGAAAAAGAAGTAGAAAAACTTTTACCAACAGATGATAAAACTATAGATACAGAAAAAGTAGAAAACCAAGATATATCTATTATTGAGCAATCTTTAGATCCGCTTTTAACTGCATCAAATAAATTTGTTGGTAATGCAGTACAAATATTAGATTTACCTTTTATGCTTTTAGATGCTGTTGATACTGGTAAAGATTTTGTTTTTAAAAAAATGGCAACTGCATCTGGAATGTCAGAAGCTGATCAAAATGAAATTATTGAAAAAAGTAAATTACCAGTAGATGTAACTGAGTTTAGACCAGGTAAATATATTAATGATAATTTTTTAGGTGATGCTGCTAACTATGAGGCTAAAACAACAGTTGGTCAGTTTGCTGGTACTGCTGCTGAATATATGCCTTATGGATTACTTTCTAAAACCCCAAAAGCTAAAACTGTTTTAATGGGTACTGGTGGTGCAAGTGGTTTAATAGATGAAACTGCTACACAAACTTTACAAAGTGAGGGTATGGGTACTGGTGTTGGTGTTGTAAGTAATGTTATATTAGATTTACTTGCACTTAAAAAAGGTAATTTAGCTGGTGTAATTGAGAATGTTTTGCCAGACCAAAAAACAATTAATAATGCAAAAAAAATACAAAAAGATGCAAAAAAATATGGTCTTAATATTACTACTGGTGAAGCAACAGAATCTGCATCTATATTAAAATTAGAGGGTTCTACAAATGCAAACCTTATAGGTAATAAAGTATTAGATGCTCATTGGAAAAACAGACCACAACAATTAAAAAATTATATAACTAACTGGGGTAAAGCTAATGGTTTATTGCCTGACTCAGGTTTAATAACAAGTAGTAGTATTAACGAACAAGTTAAAAAAGTTGCATTACAATTAGATCAACAAAGATCAAAAATGTGGCTTAAATCTGGTGGTGAAAAATTTAATAAAAGCTTCTTTGACTCACAATCAGTAGATAATATTAAAATTGAATTGTTAAAGGTTGCTGAAAATGCACCTGAGGAAATTGCTAAATATTTAACAAGACAAGCAAATGCTATTGGTAAATCAGATGGTAAAGGATCTGTAATAAATAAAATTTATCAAGATTTAAGAGATGGTGGTATTCAATCAGCTAAAGGTGAAAACTTTACAGCTGCTAAAAGTTTTGAAGAAGCTAAAGATGTAATAAAAAAATTATTAGTTACCAATGATGATTGGGTTAGTGCTAATAAAAAATACAGAGTATTTTCTGAAACTTTTGAAAAACCATTAAGTAAAGGTTCAGTAACAGAACTGTTTAACGATCTTAAAAAAGGTAGATGGATTGAAAGCTCTAAAACAAATGCAAATATTTATAAATATATTACATCACCAAATGTTAGATCAGCTGATATAGAAAAATTAGCAACAGCAGTTAATAAAAGTGGTGTTGAGGGTGCTTGGGAAAATATAGCAAGTGATTTCTTTAACAATGCTTTCAATAAAGCTGCTATTGATAATATGAATAGAGGTTTAAATACTGGTAACAATTTTTATAATGCAATTTTAAAAACACCTAGAAACAAAGAAAACTTTACTGAGGTTATGTATCAGTTAGCTTTGACAACAAATAAAAATGTTAAAAAATCTGATGTTCAAAAAGCAGTAACTTCTTTTGCTAATGTTTTAAAAGCTAGTGGAGCTGGTGGTAAAGTAGGTTCTACAACTGCTACAAACATAGGTGCTAAAGAACAATTAAGTAAAACACCATTTGATGTCATAGAGGGTTTTGCATTAACTGGTATTAAAAAATGGTTTGGCGAAAGAGCATATAGTAAATCATCACAAGAAATTGCAGAAGCTCTTGTTAGTAAAGATGGTATTAATGCTTTTATAGATTTAGCTCAAAATTGGAAAAACAAAAACAAAGCTGTAAGTTTGATAAGAGCTTTAACTATTGGAACTGATGAGTTAGAATAATGCCGACACAATCACAAAAAAACACAGAGCAAATTATAAAGTTACAAGGTGAGATCAAACTCATACACAACAAGATTTCAGTAATAAAGGATAATCATTTAGCTCACTTAGATATTAAGGTGGATAATGTTTATAAACTTTTATGGGCAGTAGGTCTAATAAGCCTAAGTTCCTTGATAAGCCTAGTAGTAAATCTACTAAGCTAACAACAAATATCAAAGGCACAATTGGTGAGTACCAAGAAATAGTTAATTTGACTAAACAAGGTTATTGGGTGGCCAAAGCTTGTGATCCACAATGTCCATTTGATTTAGTAACAGTTTCGCCTGATGGCAAAGTCAAATTGCTTGACATTAAAACTAATACATATCGCAAAAACGTAAAATCGTACCGCAGAAAAATTTGGCGTACACCATCTGCTAAGCAAAAGAAATTAGGAATAAAAATTGTGATGGTAGATCATGGTAACGAACAAAATTAAATTATTTGTAAATAAATTTTCTTTAGCCTGGATAGCTTGTATGCTTTGTATGGTTAGAGGAGATTTGTCAGTATTAAACATAGGTCATGCAATAGTAGCTTCTAAAACAGGAACGCTTACAGGCATAATTGTTGTACTGATGTCATTAATAAAATTACAGTTTAAATATAAACTTCCTATATTTATGTTTATAGGTTGTTTTATTGGCGATCTAATCACCCATGATACACACTATGGTTATTGGTGGACAGAAGCAGCTATTACAGCATTGGTTGCATCATCGCTTAGTTTCGCATTAACATTTACACCAGCTGGTAAAAAAATTGAAGAATTTTTAAAATGAAAAATTTTAAACTATCAGAAGATACAGGAATACAATTACCAGCAAAGAATCTTTTAATGATTGTAGCTGGTGCAGTAATTGCAACAGTAAGTTTTTTTGAATTAGAAAATAGGATTGGCTCACTTGAAACAAGTAGAGAATTATTTCAAGCTGATCTACTAAAAAAGTCAGAACAATTACCTACTGATCAAGAGCAATTTATGTTGCTAGAACATATAGCTTCACAACTAGAGTCTGTGCAAAAAGAAATGGAACTCATGAGAAACAACAATGTAAATATTAAATACGCCATGAGTGACATAGAGAAAATTAAAGAACAATTAGAAATCATAAAAGATAAAGTTAGAGCTAATGGAGATCATTAATGGAGCAGATAGTTATAGCTTTATTAATGCTAGTTAATAATGAAATTAATGAAGCAAGATTACAACCAGATTTAAGCACTTGCCTATCTGGTAAGCGAAAAGCAAATCGTAGCAATACTGGAACTAATGTTGAATACAGATGTATCAAATCAAAAGCAGAGCTAGAAAAAAACATTGATGGCTCTTATTCAATTAAAAAACTTATTTTAGAATAAAATGTTAGATAAAATTATTTATAAATTATTTGGTTATTTAGATTCTTTTGCGGATCACTTAGATAAAATAATATTTCCAAAACCTAAAAAAAGAAAAAAAAAGAAATGTAAGAATTGTAAATGCAATTGTCATTGCAAAGATGATTTACACATAAATAAATTTGACCAGGAACTTTGTAACTGTGAGGGTTGTAAATGCTAGGAGAAGATTATGACAGTTATAGAAAAAATTCTTTTAGCAATAGAGTGCTTTTGCCGAAAAATCTATTCTAAGGTTTGGTACTACCGAATTGTATTCACAACAAATCTAACAAGGAAAACTAATGTACGAAGAAGTAAAAGAAGAAATTAAGCTTTGTGAGGGTTATGTAAATAAGATTTACCAATGCTCAGAGGGTTTTGATACTATTTTTTATGGACACAAAATAACACCTGATGATGATTATGAACATGGTATTCAATACACTAAACAAGAGGGTGAGCTTGTATTTGAAAGAGATTTCCAAAGAACACTAGAAGCTGCCGAAAGACTTATTGGTGATAGAGCTATTAATAACATGGCTAAAGAAGTTATTATAAATATGGTCTATCAAATAGGTGAGGGTGGCGTATCTAAATTTAAGAATATGTGGAAAGCACTAGACACTAAAGATTATGGTGAAGCTAGTTTCCAAATGCTTGACAGTTTATGGGCAAAACAAACTCCAGCTAGAGCTGGTAAGCTTGCCGGTAAAATGAGAGCAGCAAAGGAGGTCTAATGTGGTTAAGTGCAATTAAACTAGCTTTAAACGCTGGTACTCATATCTATAAAAAGAAACAAGAAACTAAAATGCTAATGGCAGATGCTCAAGCTAATCATGCCTCTAAGATGGCACAAGGACAGCTTGAATACTCTGGCAAACTTTTAGAAGCCAGGCAAAATGATTACAAAGATGAGGTAGTTCTTGCCATACTAACTTTGCCAATTCTAGTTTTAGCGTATGGAGTTTGGTTTGGTGATGAATCTTCTATGGATAAGATTAATTTATTTTTTGAACATTTTAACAATTTTCCCCAATGGTTTGTAAATCTCTGGATTCTTGTAGTTGCTTCAATATATGGAATTAAAGGAACACAGATATTTCAAAACAGAGGTGTAGGCAAAAAATAATAAATGTCTGACAACCTAGATTTGATTAACGAATATAAAGAACAAGTTCGTATCTTAAAGCAAGAAGTAGCTGAGCTACAAGATGCTGGTAAGTCTAAGGACTCTGCTAATAAAAGATGCTTACAGAAACTTGAACATTCACAACAAGACTTAGATCAAGCTAATAAAAAAATAACAGAGTTAGAAGATCAACTACATAAAATTAATAAGAAAGACAATGAATGAAATTTGTATTAGTGGTAATATTTTGCTCTGCCTTAGAACAAAATTGCTTACCACCACAAACAGCATCACAACACAGCACCTGGTACGATTGTATGATGGCCGGCTATAACAAAGCACAGACTTATACAGAAGATGTAGGTATGCAAAAAACAAATGAATATAAGTTGTATGTACAGTTTCAATGCAAAACTGTTAAGGAGGTCTAATGGCAACTCCATCATGGCAGCGTAAAGCTGGTAAATCTAAATCTGGTGGACTTAATGCAAAAGGTAGAGCTAGCTATAATAGAGCTACTGGTGGCAATCTAAAAGCACCAGTTACTACTAAACCAAGTAAATTAAAAAAGGGTAGTAAGGCAGCTAACAGACGTAAATCATTTTGTGCAAGGATGTTAGGTATGAAGAAAAGACTTACATCTGCCAAGACCGCAAGAGATCCTAATTCAAGAATTAACAAAGCTCTTAGAAAATGGAACTGCTAAGTGTCAAAAAAATTATGGAAGAAAACTAACATCTTAACTGATGTTGGTAAGTGTAGGTATTGCTCAGACAATATTGTTAATACAGATTCATTTGTAAGTTTTTACCCAGAGGGTCATGCTCATTATCTTTGTATGAAGAAAGATGACCATAACAAACAATTAAATAAGGATAAATAAACTATGGCAAAAAGAAAAGGTCTTTACGCTAATATCGCAGCAAAGCGTAAAAGAATTAAAGCTGGTAGCGGTGAACGAATGAGAAAAGTAGGTTCTAAAGGAGCTCCAACTGCTGCTAATTTTAAAAGAGCTGCAAAGACAGCTAAAAAACCAACAAAGAAAAAGAGGTAAATAATGGCAAGTAAATTTTTAAAACAAAACTTTAAATCTATGAATGAGGAAGATAAAGATAAGTTTAACAAAGAAGCTACAAAAGTTTTTAATGAATACAGAAAAAAAATAACTGGAGTTGCAGCTGGTGAAAAAGAGTTAGAGTTTTTAAACAAATCTCTACCTAAAAATATTTCTTCATTAAATGCTATGAAAAAATTATTAGAAGAACAAATGTAATTACCGAATAGGAATATCTACTTATTAAGTAGGTATAGTTCTAGCTTTAGCTAGTGGGAAAGGGTGGGTACAGAATCAATTGGTATAGGTATAATTGGACTCTGAATTAATGATGTTATAGTATTGATTCTGAGAAAAGATAAAAACTAACAATTGTGAACTATACCAATAATATACCAAGTAGCAGATTTGCTAGTAATAATAAGAGTAATTTTATTGTTATTAGTGATTACAAATCAATTGCTCTACCAACTGAGCTACAAGGGCATTTAGAAAAAGCTTATATATATAGCCGAATTGAATCGCAAGATTCTTTTCGGCTTTTTTTTTATGCCCAAAATATAAATAGAATCATTGCGTTCTATACCTTTTTTATACCCTTGCTAGCTATACTTTGGAAATACCCATTACAAAATGATTGGGAAATAAGGGAAATAACACCAATTGATTATTTGCAATACTGTTATAGGTATAGTATAACATTGTTATAACTTAATAAATATAGGAGAGAAAAATGATTAAAGTTCAAATAAAAGATAAGCAAGATGTTGTTACTAATAAAACTTATTATGACAAAATGGATCTGTGTTGGGATTTAAGATTTATTTTAGATTTTCCTTTACACAAAAATTATAGAGAAGATTTATCTAATAAAATTTGTGATCTAAATTTTGGACAATCTTACAAAATTTTTGGTTATGAGTTTAAATTAATAACTCTAAGCAAACCTCAACCAAAACTTCCAATTGATGAGCTAGAGGAATGTCAAAAAGAAAATGAGTTAAACTATTATGGAGGTAGAGCATGACATTTATTTTTAAGCACCCAAGAAAATACAAAAAAGAAAAAGCAATTACATCTGATTTGTTTGGAATTGAGGAATGTCCAAATTGTGATGGTTCTGGTCAGATTCCTGTTCAAGGTAAAGAGCATGAAGAAAGAACAGAAGATTGCGATATTTGTAATAGAGAAAATTAACAAGGAGAGAGTATGGAACTACAAATTAGACCAGTACAAAAAAATGGTAAAAGAATATGGCGTTATTCTTATTGGGGTATAGATGGTAAAGTTAAGTTTATATCCCATAAAAATAAATCTGTATTAGAGTCATTAGCTAAAGAAAAAGTAACTGAGGTTGGTGTATTTAAAACATCATCCTCACAAGTATTTTTAAGTGAAGCTAATATAGCTTTTATGCAGCACCAAAAATACAAACAGTTAGAAAATAAAATCCAACCCTCTACTGTTGGTGAATATAGTAGCTTTTATATCAATCACATTTTACCTTTTTTTGAAAATGTAGATATAAGAACTATTGATAAGCATAAGGTATTTGAGTTTATAGATTACTTAAAAAATAAGATCCTAAAAGCTCAAATTAAATCTAGTACCGCTAGGAAGATATTTAATACTTTAAGCTTAATTATTCAGCACCAGGTAGATACTGATAAGTTAGCTAAGAATATCTGCAAAGATAAAGATTACTTAGTTACTATTGTTACACCCAAAAAAATTACAAAAGCATTGGATTTTCATGAGTGGTCGTTAGAGAGAGTGTCTAATATTGTTAGCGGTATAAGTAATAAAATGATTCAAATTATCTGTATGGTTCTGCTTGAAACTGCTTGCAGACCAAGTGAGGCCAGAGCCTTAGATAGAAAAAGCTTATTGTTTAAAGGCAATATACCAATGATTAGATTTGATAAAGCGGTCAAAGCTAAAAAGAAACTTGGCGATACTAAGACAGTTAATGGTAATAGAACTTTAGTTATTTCTACTGCACTTAAAGATGTTTTGACAGATTATGTTAATTCTTTGCCTAGCAAACAATCTATATTGTTTCTTAATAGCAAAGGTAAATATATATGTATTGAAGCTATTATTAGCCACTTAGAGAGGGTGCTAGCTAAAAATAAGGTGCAACTACCCATAGATAGAAAGTCGTACTTCTTTCGCCATTTCACAGCTACTTACTGGGCATATACCGGCAAGTACACTAACGCTATAGATTTGGCAAAAGCACTAGGGGATAAGGATATTAACTTTGTCCAGGACACTTACATCAAACCATATCAAAGCAATGGTGATGAAGTGCAGAACATTGATTATCAAAACAAACACTACAATTGGGGTTAATTATTTATACCAATACTTATTGTAGTTCTCTGAATTGTAGAGGACTACATCCCATTCTATTTTTCGTTTAACACTTTTTTTAGCAAACTCTATAGCATCCTTTTCCAATGCAAATAGTACATTGCTAAAGCTAGTAAATTTATCTTTAGGTTTCCAAATTACAAAATACATAAAAAAAAAGGGGGAGATCTCTCTCCCCCTCAATCACACAACAAATAAATATAAGAGTTTCTTTTACAAAGCTCTTATAGTTTTCACATTTAATGACACTTACTTTTTTCTGTTATCCCATACTCTTTTAAAGAGGGAGCTATTGGGTTATTATTTGGAGAAGTGTCTTGCCCTAATAATTCTTCTAAATTTATATCTTCTAAAAAATAAGTTATTGGTTTTTGAAAAAATGCTGCAATCATTAGCAGCTTTGGTAGGCTACAACTATTGCCACCTTTCTCATATTTTTGAATCTGTTGAAATGTTACACCGCAAAACTTTGCTAACCTTGATTGAGTAACAAGCATTTTAACTGGTTTATAAGTACCTTTAAACTCACCATCTACTATTTCTTTAACCGATCTATAATAATTTTCTCTACAATATTTTATTTTCTTACCAACAGCTTTTGCAATCGTTACTTCAAAATCTGTTTTGGATTTACTCAATGCCATCTTTCTCTCCTTAATTTGTGCAGACTCCTAGCCTATAGTTTTTTACAACTTTTAAGTACATCAGTTATTAAGGCGAATACATGAACTTGGCATCTTCATTTTCTACCAAGCATATCTGCCTAAAAGTCTTAACATATTTTTTGAACGCTACACTTGAATGAACACACTGTCTTGGTTTGCCAGACTTAGCCGGTTTCATAATTTCAGCATGATACTTTTCAAGTTTTTGGTAACGTCTTGTAAGACTATTACTTTTCCTTAAAGCCATCCTCTTTAGACTCCTCATCTTTGTTTAATTTAATCCTAGATTTATCAAACTTAATATCTAGGACAGTAACCCTAGCATCATTGCTAGGAGTATTTGATTTTGCAGCTATTTCTGCATTGTCAAATTCTTCATCAACTTTGAAGTTAGCTTCAAAAAAACTTTCTTTTGTTACTTTGCTCATTTTCTGAACTCCATTGTTGAATAACTTTTATTAACTTTAAGTGTGGGTATTAATTTTAATTGTTTTTTAGATAAGGCAATATTTCTATGAGCCTGGTTGCTTTTACTAATTAGATTTAATTTACGAAACTCTGCAATTAAAGCACCAGCTCTTGCTCTAGTAAAATGAAATTTTTCACTTATCTCTTTGTAGGTTGGAGCATAGTCATAAGTTTCAATGAAGTGCTTTATAAAATCAAGAACATCTTTTTTTATTTGGCTTAGGTAAATATGACCATTGCCATTGCCATTTCCATTTTTAAGTATCATTTAATTTCCTCAAATAAATTTGTTACGTTGGTTTTAGTAGTTCGTAAATCATTGCCATCGCTTGCTAGACTTTTTAAATAGTTAATTAACTTTTGGTTAAACCAATTAGATTTTTCTAAATCCATAATTGCCTTTTCTAGTGTTTGCCCTCCTTTAGCACCAAACCTAGATAAGTATTTCATTGCTGATCCTCTCAAAAAGCCGATGTTTTCTTCTGGAGTCATTTGACTCATAATGGCATCGCAAGTTTGTATTCCTTTTTGATAGTGAGGAGGGTTTTTACTTTCCATGTTAATCTTTCTTTATTGGGTCGTTTAATTTAATTGATATGTCAGGTTGAGTAGCCTTTTCTGGATCAGTACCTTTTTCAGTATTAAGCCAAGCCGAAGCTGACTTAGTAGTTCCATTAATAGTTACGTTGCCTGTGTAATGTGGATATTTTTTACCAGGATCATCATTATCTCTTGGTTGTCTTTTCCATAATGCACCTGAATTATCGTATTTACTATCTGCCATTTGTTCCTCTTGATTGTATTTGTGATTTTAGTTTGTTGTATTCTGTATCAACCCTTAGCTGTTCAATAGGGTCAGCTGCTATTAAAAGTAAATCATCTTTGTATTTATCTTTAATAGGAGTTAAATTTTTTTCGAAATAAAGTTGTGACTTAGAATGTTTTGCAACAGTTTGCATTTGACCAATCCAATCATCAGCTAACTGAGTAATATTTTTTGAAACTTTTTTTGATGGTTTGTTTTCTTCTTTTGGTTCAGTAATAGTTTCATCATTTCTATAAAATTGATCCATTTCTTCTTTAGAAGCAATCTCATCACCCATAAACCCAAGAAAAGCTAACCCTCTACCAATAGCTACAGTTTGTGTTTTTTCAAAATCTTTTTCTTTATTGTGCATTTGCTTAGACTCACCAACTGCTAAACAATTATTATCTATAAAAATTTCAGCTATAAATTTGTGAGAGCCATTAGATAGCTCAACACTTTTAGTAAGTATTTGAAGTCTTTCACCAAAAAATTCTCTACAAAATTTTAATCGGTAAGCAACACCAAGATAATCTCTATTACCTTTAACTTTTTCATAATCTGTTTTTTTAATACTTGCTTTAAATTGAGCTATAGCTTCCTGTAAATTTTTCATTTTCTCTCCCTTAGTTTGTCTAATTCTTTTTGTAAGTTGCCATTTAATTGTTTGTGATCTTGTTCTATTTCCTTGACATCTTTTAGCTCCTTGCCAAGTCTTTCAATTTCGTTTTCTTGTTTTAGCAACAAAGCATTTTTATCTACTAGCTTTTGTATTAGCTGATCTTTTGGCAATGAATCGTAGTGTGCAATCAGTTGTTTAAAGTTCATAATAACCTCTAAATCTTTTAATAATTTCTGGATCTAAACCTTTCCACCAGAAGCCATCTTTTCTAATTTCTGATAAGTCAGGTTTGCAAAGTTTTGCTAGAACTTTAGGGTCGCCATTAGCTAATTCTAATTTTGTTTCCCAACACTTTTGGTAAAGAACTAATTCTTCATAATAATATTGTAAGCTATCAGGTCTAAGTTCTACACAGTTGCTAGGTGTAAAAACAACTCTATCGCTATCACTTGCATAAGTCAGGCAAGGTTTAAGTTTTGGTAGTTCCTTACTGTACAAGGCAAGCTGCATACAATCTGAATGGTATGGAACTTTAGGGCATTTTTTTTTGGAATAACTAAAACCTTTTTTAGTTTTAGTTAGTGTGCCGAATACATTTTTAATATCAAAAAATTCTGTTTGGCCAACCAAATCTACATACATTAAAAAATAAGTATTAATGCCATCTGCCCAATGTGTATATTCTAATTCATCTTGCCAGGTTTGTTTGCCTACTTCATCAATGTTAGCTAAATGGTTATTAACTAAATCTTCCATGTTATCTATGATGTGACCAAATTTTAAATCATCTTTTTCATCAATACTTTTGTAATTAGTTATTCTATCTTGCACAGACTCTAGTGCTTGTTGGTAAGATAAATTTTTACATAAAATTCTTTGAATTATTTCATGTGCAATCGTACCGCCAGTAAAAGAACAATTACTTGGTAAGTTAGCTTTTTCTTTTGGGGTAAGTACAATGTAATTTCTGAATCTTATATCGTCAGGAATTGTGTTTTGGCTTTTACTAGTATGTGCCAAGTTAAATTTTTTGTAACAATCGCCTAATATTTTTGGGTGATTCGTCATATAAATAACTTATAATGTTATTATATGATAATTGCAACAGTATTATAAATTATCTATAACACCCATTGATTGTTGTTAGGGAAGTTTGCTGCCATAAACTTTGAAGCTGCATCAATTTGAATATTTTGAGCCATAACAGATATAGTTTGGTCAGTAATTGTAGATTTATCAACCACATCATAATTACCATTATTTAAAGGTATTAAAAATCCAGCAAATAATTTTTTAGTTTTCTTTTCTCTTATAATTGACATGGAATATAAAGATTCAGTTTCAATAATTTTTAATGGTTTAAAAAAACGAACTGATCCTCTGGTTGAGCCTAATCTTAACACTATAAAATTATAGCCTTTCCATTTTTCTATAACTTTTAATTTTTTTTGTTCTTTTTTAGACCATACTCTTACTTGACCATTTATTTGTAATTCACCAACACCATTAATAGTACAATCTGGAGTTATAAAATAAGTATTAGATATAATTGGTTCATCAATTTTACCTCTAGCGTTAAAATATTTAGATAAAAGTGTTGAAAATTCTAACAAACCAAAATTACTAGGGTCTTTATCTTTTTTATTTACAAGCCTAGACCATTTAACTTTCCAATTGTTAAACTCTCTAACATTCTTACCAAGTGTATCTCTTAAAACTTGATCTCTTGATACGTTGTGAATTTTTAACAATTCTTCCAATTTTTCTTTTTGAAACATGTCTAATGTAGTCTTAATTATATCTATAACCATAACACCTCCTATTATTATTGTCTATTATCATGTTGTTATAGATATATTATAACAAATAATAATTGCAACATAATATAATTTTATTTATAACAAAGCTTAGTTATGATTCTGAAAGAGATTAAATATCGTAATTTTAAGGTAAAAATAGTTAAATTAGCTAGGAAAGACGCTAAAAAAGACAATATCTGGGGTTACTACGATACAGACAAATCAATCATAGCTATCCAAGAAGATATTAAAAATATCACCTTGCTAGACACCTTACTGCATGAAATTGCACACATGATAGCTCACAAGTCAGAGATTCGTTTAAAAAATCTTGGTGAGGAGGGTGTAGCAAGTTTTATAGGCTCAGAGTTTTCTAAAATTTTTTTACAAAATCCTAAATTAATAACTTTTATAAAAAGTTGTGCTGCCAAATGAAAGCCTTTTTGTTTTTAGTTTTACTTACACAACAAGGATTACATTACGAAAAAATACACATTGAAAATTACACAGATTGTGATTCTGCTTATGAAAGCAAAGCAACCTGGTATGACAACCCAAAGTTTGAAGATGGCAATGGTCAGCTTTGGGGTTTTTATATTTACAACAATAAACAGATAGTAGCTTCGTACTGCAAAGACCAGGAGGGTAACTGGTTGCTATGAAAAAATTAAGAATATTAAGTTTAGGTGCTGGTGTTCAAAGTTCTACTTTAGCACTTATGATTCAAAAGGGTGAAATTGAGAACGTCAGTGCAGCTATTTTTGCAGATGTAAAAGGTGAGCCAAAAGCGGTTTATGATTGGCTAAATTATTTAAAAAAACAAATTACTAAATTTCCAATTTATATTGTTAGCTACAGAGATTTAAAACAAGATATATTAGATGCTTCTAAAGGTGAATTTAAAGCTTTTACAGCACCATTTTACACCAAAAATTTAGAAACAGGAAAAAAAGGTATGCTTCGCAGACAATGCACAGCAGATTACAAGATAAAACCTGTATTACAAAAAATAAGAGAATTACTTGGTTTAAAAAAAGGTGAAAGAAGAAAAGAGGGTACTCAAGTTGAACTGTTAATGGGCATATCTAAAGATGAAGTTCAAAGAATGAAAATCAACCCAATTAAATATATTAAAAATATTTACCCATTAATAGATAAAGATTTTAGGAGAGCACATTGTTTAACATGGATGGAAAAAAATAATTATCCTAAACCACCAAGATCAGCTTGTACTTTTTGCCCATTTCATTCTGCAAAAGAATGGCTTGAAATAAAAAATAATAGTAGAGAGTGGGATGAAGTTGTTGCATTGGATAAAGCAATAAGAACACAAGAAAGATTTAAGGAAAAAAATAAAGGTTCGGCAACTTTAAAAGATGAGCTGTATTTACACAACAGTTGCAAACCAATTGATGAAATAGATTTTGATCCAAAAACTGATCAACTAGATTTATTTAATAATGAGTGTGAGGGTTATTGTGGAATTTGATATTAATTTAAAAAAATACAAAGAAATAAAAGAAAAAATAAAAGATTTAGAAGAAATTAATTTTACCCCTAAAGAATACAACCAAATTTTTGAAATGGCAGGATTTGATTTGTTAAGCAACTCTGAAATGAGAAGTTTAATCTTAGCATTTTGTGAAAAATTAAATCCAGAACTGTCAGATAGAGAATTGGATAAAATTAAATCACATCATTTACATTTAGAAAAAATACCAAATTAATTATGATAGAAGTTAAATTAGATTTATACGATATTATGGCAGCTTCACAAACTGGGTTGCTAAGAGTATTTGAGTCATTAAGACTAAAACAAGATTGGGGTCATAACTATAAAGGCACAGTTAATGACCAGATAGCAAAATCAATTAGTGGTGCTTGTGCAGAGCTTGCAGTTTGCAGATATTTAGATACACAATTTAATTTTCATGTAAATCATGGCTCTAACCCTGACATAATATTTCATGACATACATTTACAAGTTAGATCGCAGTTACCTAAAAAACATAATAGTTTAATTATTAGACCCAAAGGTAGTAAGCCAAACGAAATTTACATTTTAGTTATTGATAAAGCACCTATTTTTGAAATTCATGGCTTTGTTAATAGTACCCATGTTTTAGGTACTGACAGATTTTTAACTGACTTTGGTATTACTGACCGACCAAAAGTTCACTCATTAGGATTAGAAAAATTAACACCAATTAAATTTTTGAAAGATGGAGCATGGAATTAAGTGTACTTGATTTATTCAGCGGTATTGGTGGTTTTAGTATTGGTCTTGAGTCAACTAATAAATTCAAAACAGTTGCCTTTTGTGAGCAAGACAAGTTTTGCCAAAAGGTTTTGCATAAGCATTGGCCAAACATACCAATACATGAGGATATTAAAAAATTAGATGCCAGAAAAATTAAAGCAGATGTGTTGGTCGGAGGTTTTCCCTGTCAAAGTTTCAGTATTGCCGGTAAGCAAAAAGGAAAAGATGATGAACGATACCTCTGGGATGAAATGTTTAGAGTCATTAAAGAGGTTAAACCCAGATGGATTATTGGCGAAAATGTCCAAAACCTTACTAACATCTCAAATGGAGAAATCTTGCAAGGAATTTACAATGATTTGGAATCTCAAGGTTTCGAAGTCCAAACTTTTAATATTTCAGCTAGTTCGCAAGGAGCATGGCACAAAAGAAGTAGAATCTGGATCGTTGCTGCCAACACCAAATGCTTGGGATTCAGCAAGGGGTGCAAGAAGTCAGAAAAATTTAAGGGAGAAGAAACATCAAATAAATATTTTAACAGCAATCAAAGATTACAACTCAGAACAACCAGTAATCAAATGGAATTATCCAACACCCAGAGCATCAGATCACAAGGATATGAGCTACAACACAACTTGGAAAATGGGCAAGAACTCACAAAACAGTTGTGCCAGACAGATATTAAAAAACAACAAACCTGGTGGGAAACTGAATCCGAACTTTTTGGAATTCCTCATGGGATTTCAACAGAATTGGACACAGATAGAGCCAACAGAATTAAAGCACTTGGAAATTCAATCGTACCTCCCATCATCACAGAAATTGGCAAAGCCATTATTAAAGCAGAAGAAGAAATAAATGAATGGAACTAGATATGTATGGTGATCCGGCAAAGAAGTGTTGCATGAAAGATTGTGATACACCAGCTATGCTAACAGAAAACAATAAGCATTATTGCCCAGATCATTATTCATCTGAAATATTACAAATACCATTAGAGGAAATAGGTAAAGGTGGTGAGGATGATTAAGCTGCCAAACAAAAAATACAATATTATTTATGCAGATCCAGCTTGGACTTTTACTTTTTGGAGCAACAAAGCACAAAGAAAAGTTTCAGATCATTATGATCTCATGTCAGCTGAGGATATTTATAAAATGCCTGTAAATGAAATTGCAGACGATAATTGTATTTTATTTATTTGGGTAACATATCCAAATTTATTAGAGGGTTTAGAAACCATAAAACGATGGGGATTTACATATAAAACTTGTGGTTTTAGTTGGATAAAAAAAAATAAAAAAGCTGACAGTTTATTTTGGGGAATGGGTTATTATACAAGATCCAATAATGAGATTTGTTTGCTGGCCACAAAAGGTAAGCCAAAAAGAATATCATCATCTGTCCACCAGGTAGTGCTTGATAAAATTAGAGAACACAGCAGAAAGCCTGATTGTGTAAGGGATAGAATCGTACAGCTTTGTGGTGATTTACCTAGAATTGAACTCTTTGCCAGACAGAAAGTTGATGGATGGGATTGTTGGGGTAACGAAGTATGAAATATTTTGAAAAATTTGACAAAGATTTAATTAACAACAGAAACTTAAATAGCCATGAAAAGCTAATCTATGTCATTTGCAAATCCTTTGAGTTTGCACCCAATGGTTGCCGAATATCGCACAAATACCTGATGTTAAGAACTGGTATTAAAACCAGGAGAACACTTACTAAGTGCCTTGACCGACTACAGTTGTTTGGGATGCTTGCTAGAAAACAAATTAACAATGGCACAAACCATTATGTTTTTGAGAAAAAATTAATGCAAGATTATATACAACACAATCTAAATAAGCGAAGAAAAATTACTTTAGCTAAGAATAAACAACAAAAGAACTATGCCATGAATAATCCAAAAGTTATTCACATAGTTAATAACAGGAAATAGTTGGGTGTATCAAAAACTTCATTTGGGTGTATCAAAAACATATCTTAATATAGAACTATATACTCATATCTATAGGGTTAGTAATGACTAAGTATGTAGATCCTAAGATAATCCAGAAACAATTAAATAAAATAGTTAAAAATACTAACTATTTCTACTCACAAGCTAAACAATCAAGAATTAAGAACAGAAAACAACATGATCTTAATAAGGAAATAAAAAATAAACAAAAATCACTCAGTAAAGATAGATTCAACCAATACATAGAGGATATTTACAAACAATGATTACAGCTAGATTAACTACAGATGAATTAGATAGATTTTTAAGTATTGCAGCATTTGTAGATAGAATATCACCTGGAGTAAAGAAACCAGTATGTACTACTAACTTTCAAATGTTAGATGTAGCACCAGATAAAAATACTTACAAGGATTCGGCAACCTCTACTGCTAGACTCAAGATAGTTCCAACATCAAAACAATTATCAATCTATGAATTCGTACTTCTCTTGTTGATTGATATTAAAAAGGATCACAGAGAACTGATGTATCTAAGACATTTTCCTTACAGATCCTTTAGGCAGCTTAAAAGATTTTATATTGGTGATAGCCATGAAAAGATTAGATACCAATATCACAGAGCATTGGTTGATGCTTGTGTACAAGCTAATAAGAACTTAACAAAATATTTGTAAAGTATTTGACAAGTTATCAAATAAGTAAGAAAAAAAAATTATACTTGAAATAAGTGTTTTTTATAAAACCTTTTTTTTTAGTTTGAATCATATTGTGGGGTGGTCAGTCCTTTCTTTCTTTCTCTCTCTCTTAGGTTACACCCCACTATGATTATTAATGTTCGATAGGCTTAAAGTCTTTTAATTTAAGCTTTTTTAACTCTTTCCTATTGTTTAATGCTGATTTGAACTTATCCTTGTTCTTGTAGTATTTAAGAATAGGAACTCTAAACATAACAATTGGAGTAGTTAGTATTTTATTTTTATTAAACATATTTCTCTCCTTTGATTCGTTAGAATCAGTTGATAACACTATTAAACACTATCGCTAACAGTATTACAACCAGAAATAGATTAATAAAATGGCCAATAAAACTAAATACAACAAGACTTTGATCAAAGAAATACTATCTGAGCTTGCTGTAGGCAAAAGTATCAGAAGCTGTCTTACACCAATAAATAAAGCTAAAGATAGACCATGTTGGGAAACCTTTAGATCATGGATGAGAAAAGATCCTGAGCTTAGGCAGCAATACGAAGATGCTAAAACAGATGGTATTGAATATTTATTATCTGATGCACAAGATTTACTTAACGAAAGTATTGAGAACAGTAAGTTTAAAGAAAAGACAGATTTAGGACAAACACATTTAATTAAGTCATTTGTTGATCTAAGTAAGTGGAAATCTGAACGAATTGCACCCAAATACTATGCTAAAAGGGATGCAACTACATTAAATTTTGATAAAAATACTCCATTAGTTGTTAAGTGGGATAAGTAAAAGTTATTGATTTTACTGGTAATAGTTTAATATTATGTGAGTTGCAGATAAAACTAGCACACCGAACCTTATAGCTAAGGTTTAAATGTTCACATTTTGTTCTAGAATTATTCTAAACTACAGAAAATATTAGAGCTAAGCTATACCAAAACTATACCGGCATAATAAAATTATTATTTATCAAGGTTAATAGACTAAACCAATTGATTACTAATCAGTTTTTAGTTCTAAACCTAGATTTTGGGGGGTTTTGAACGAAGCCATACCCCAAAGCTATATCGGTAACTAAAAAAAAAATTAGGGATGTTACACACAAATAAACAAGGGTTTTTAATATGTTCGACTACGAAGATGGCAAACAAGGATATTCAGCAGTTATCTACATTATGGAGTCTACCAATAGCGTTGTAGTACACTTTGGCGGTTTCAATGATTTAACTGAGTGCAGATATTTTTCACATCACATCATGGATGATCTTGGAATAGAACAATTATTAAATGTACCTAGAGGTGTCACAGTACACTAAGGGGGGTTTTGTTTTAAAATGGCAAACATAGTCATTCCATACAAACCAAGAGAATTACAAAATTTTTTGCACAAGAAAATTGATAAGCACCGATTTAGTGTTTTAGTGCTGCATCGTAGAGCTGGCAAAACAGTAATGACCATAAATCATATGCTGAAAGCAGCTTTAACAAATCCCTTGCCTAACCCCAGATATGCGTTTCTATCGCCCACATTCAAACAGGGAAAGGCCACCGCTTGGGATTACATAAAAACATACGCTGGTAAAATACCTGGCACTAAATTCAACGAAAGTGAGCTTAGGTGCGATTTACCAAATGGTGCAAGGATAACAATATTAGGGGCTGAGAACGATCAATCTTTAAGAGGAATTTTCTTAGATGGATGTGTGTTTGATGAAACCCAAAGTATTAAGCCTACCATATTTCCAGAAGTCATAAGACCAGCTTTGGCAGACCGAAAAGGATGGTGTGTGTTTATAGGAACACCAAAAGGCAGAAATTATTTTTTTGAATTATACGAACAAGCAAAAGAAAACAAAGATTGGTATGCTTGTAAATTTAAAGCAAGCGATACAAAAATTTTAGACCAAGATGAGTTAGATGCAGCTAAAGCTGTAATGTCTAAAGATTTGTACAACCAAGAATTTGAAGTAAGTTTCAATGCTGCGATTACTGGTTCTTATTATGGTGCTATCATAGAGGGTCTAGCAAAAGATGGTAGAATTACCGATGTGCCTTACGATGATAACCTAGAAGTAGAAACCTGGTGGGATTTGGGTCTTAACGATTCAACAGCTATTTGGTTTGTGCAAAAGTACAAAGGTGAAATAAGATTAATAGATTACTATGAAAATAGTGGTTATGGTTTGGATCATTATTCAGATGTTCTAAATGAAAAAGATTATGAATATTCTACTCATGTATTTCCCCATGATGTTCAAGTAAGGGAAATAGGTAATTTTGGTAAATCAAGATTAGAAAGTTTATTAGAATTAGGAATAGCTGGCGAAGTAGCTCCAAAGCTGTCAATTGAAGATGGAATTGAAGCAGTACGAAAAGCATTGCCGAATTGTTGGTTTGATAAAGAAAAATGCAAAACAGGAATTGAGTATTTAAAAGCCTACCAAAAAAGGTGGGATGATAAAAACCAATGCTTTAAAAATAAACCCATGCACAATTACGCATCGCATTGTGCCGATAGTTTTAGGACTGGCATAATAGGACAGGGTGCTGAAATTTCAGATTGGACTAATCAAGTTCCAATTAACACAAATTATATAGTTTAATATGGCAGACAAAGTTACAAACGAACAGTTAAGAGCAATCATTAACTCAGAAATAAATAACTCTATAGGTTTTATGGGAAGTAACCTTACTTCACAAAGAAAAAAATCTATGGAATATTATATGGGGGAGAAACTTGGTACTGAGATAGATGGTCGTAGCCAGGTTGTGAGTACAGATGTTGCAGACACAATTGAAACAATATTACCTAACTTGCTTAGAATTTTTACAGCATCAGATCAAGTAGTTAAATGTGAGCCGGTTAAAAGTGAAGATGTACCTTTAGCAGAACAAGCTACAAATTATATTAATTATATTTTTAATAAAGATAATCCTGGTTTTTCAATTTTATATACCTGGTTCAAGGATGCACTTTTAGAAAAAAATGGAATTGTAAAAGTTTATTGGGATGACAGTAGTAGTGTTGAACAAGAAACTTATGAGAATTTAAACGATCAAGAATATCAATTATTGCTTGACGATGAAAATGTTACAGTAGTTGAAGAAGAGTCTTTTGTTGATGAGAAGATGAAAGCTGCTATGGACTTATTATTAGTAGAGGCAACTAAGCAAGGTAAGTTAGTTGCAGATGAGCCTACACCTATGCTTCACAACTGCGTTATTAAACGAACATCAAGAGGTGGTAAAGTTAAAATAGAAAATGTTCCACCAGAAGAATTTTTAATACAAAGAACTGCAAAATCTATTGAGTCAGCAAACTTTGTAGCACACAGAGTATCTAAAACTAGATCCGATTTAATTGAAATGGGATTTGATAAAGAGGTAGTAGAAAACCTACCAACTACAAATAACATAATTTTAAATAACGAAAGATTAACAAGATACTCAGATATAGACCAAGCACCATTTGACAATGCACCAGATAATTCGACAGCTGAGATCGAAATTTATGAGTGCTATGTAAGATGTGATATTGATGGCGATGGCGTTGCAGAACTTAGAAAAGTTATTGTTGCCGGTGAAAGTGGTTATGAAATTTTATCCAATGAAAGTTGCGATAATATTCCATTCTGTTCACTAACACCTATTCCAATGCCACATAGATTTTATGGTAGATCAGTTGCAGAGTTAGTAGAAGATGTGCAGCTAGTTAAATCTACAGTAATGCGACAGTTGTTAGACAATATGTATTTAACTAACAACAACAGAGTTGCAATAATGGATGGTATGGTAAATCTAGATGATTTACTTACTTCAAGACCAGGCGGTGTAGTTAGAACTAAACAACCACCATCACAAGTTATGTTGCCAATGCAATCGCAAACTATATCGCAACAAGCTTTCCCATTATTAGAATACTTAGATACTGTAAGGGAAACTAGAACTGGTATTACAAGATATAATCAAGGCTTAGATGCAGATAGCTTGAATAAAACTGCAACTGGCGTAAATGCAATTATGACTCAATCGCAAATGCGTATGGAGTTAATTGCTAGAGTGTTTGCAGAAACTGGTATCAAAGATTTATTTAGACGTATCTTTGAACTAACTTGTAAGTACCAAGACAAAGAAAGAATTGTAGAATTAAATAATCAGTTCATTCCAGTAAAACCTACTGAGTGGAGAAACAGATTTAATATTAGTATTACTGTTGGTTTAGGATCAGGTTCTAAAGAACAACAAATAATGATGCTAAATAATATTTTAGAAAGACAACTCCAGGCGTTCCAATTGCAAGGCAATAGAGAATACCCAATGGTTAGTCTTAAAAATATTTATAATAGTTTAGCAAAAATTATTGAAAATGCTGGCCTGAAAAATGTTGAGAATTACTTTGTAAATCCTGAAATGGGTAAAGGTATGGTTACACCTCCACCTGAGCCACCATTAACACCAATTGAAAAAATTGAGTTTAGAAGAATTGCAAGTGAAGAACAGCGTAAGATTGCTGAACTAGAAATAGAACTGAAAAAAGTTAAATCACAAAACGCAGAAATTCTTTACGAAAATGAAATTAAACTAAAAGAGCTAGAACTTAAATACAATGCTCAATTAGACTCACAACAAATAAAGGCAGACGCTGATTTAAATAAAATGTTAGTTGCTGAAAGCACAAACGATTTTAGAAAAGCAGCAGAGCAATCGCAACAAGTACAAGATCAGATAAGACAATTATATGGACAAGGATCAGGTGGGCAAGCTCCAAAAGGAAGTGAGCCAGGCGAACAAAGCTAAACAGCTTTTTGACAACCCTTTATTACAAGAAAGTTTTGATAAATTAAAAAAACTTTACGCAGATAGTTTATTTAATACTGGTGCAAAGGAAACTGAGGCCAGAGAGAAACTTTGGTTAGCTTACAATGTAGTAGGCAAAGTAGAACAAAATTTATTAGAAATGATTGATACAGGAAAGCTAGCTACAAAACAGTTAGAGGATTATCGTAAATCAATCAAAAATCAAAAATTCTAAACACTCAAGTTTAGGATAAGCCAACCTTGCACAACAGGAGCTTAACTTAAAGGAGAACACAATGGCAGACAATTATGCTAATCCGCTTGCGGAAGCTGAAACTGACATAACAAAAGCAACAAAAGCAATAACTGGTTTGTTAGACCCCAAACAAGAGGCAAAACCAGAACAACAACAAACAGAAGAACAACAAAATTCTCCTGAGCCTACACAACAGGAATCTTCTACAGAAGATCAACCTGAGGAACAGGAAAACATGGAAGCTGAATCGCAAGAAGAAGCAACCGAAGAAGTATCTCAAGACGAAGAACAAATTGAGACTCAAGAGAAACAGGATTCCACCGAAGATCAACTTTACAAAGTTAAAGTTGCTGGTCAAGAATACGATGTTACCCTTGATGAGTTGAGAAATGGTTACTCAAGAGATGCTGATTATAGACGAAAGACAGAAGAACTTTCTTATGAAAAGAAACAATTTATGTCTGAGTCTGAAAAGCAAAGGCAAGACTATTCTGCAAAGCTTAACGAAGCTAATCAGATGCTGTCAGTTGCACAACAACAACTCAATCAAGAGATAAATTCTGCTGATTTAGAGAAGTTGTACGAAGAAGATCCAACAGAAGCTGCTAGGATTGAACATAGGCTAAGAAAAAAGCAAGAAAAAATAAATTCTGCAATGGCCAAAAACCAATCTGAGCAAAAAAGACAGTTTGATATGTTTTTAAAGGATCAACAAACTAAATTGGTATCTAAAATGCCAGAATTTAGTGATCCTGACAAAGCAAGTCAGCTTAAAACTTCTATGAAATCAACTTTAAATGCTTATGGGTTTAACGACACAGAAGTAGCACAAGTTTATGACCATAGAATAGTAATGTTGGTGAACGATGCCATGAAATATCGTAATTTACAAAAAGCAAAACCAAATATTGCTAAAAAAATTACAAAGCCTGGCAAAGTTTTTACTTCTGGAGTGAAACAAAGCAAATCTGAAATTAGTTCTAAAGCTAGAAAAGAAAAGTTGAGCCGACTAAGAAAATCTGGAAGCGTTAAAGACGCTACTAGCATCTTCTTAGATATGATTAACAAAAAATAACTCAACAACAGGAGAACATTATGGCTCAGGTAACAAATACTTACAGTACATATGATGCAGTTGGTGAAAGAGAAGATTTATCAGATATTATCTATTCAATCTCTCCAACTGACACTCCATTCATGTCAGGTATTGCGAAATCAAACGCAAACGCAATTTTTCATGAGTGGCAAACAGATGCTTTAGCTGCGGCTGCATCTAACAACTATCAGATTGAGGGTGACGAAATTTCTTTCGCTGCTCCATCTGCTACTACTAGACTTGGAAACAGAACACAAATTTCAAGAAAATCTGTGATCGTTTCTGGTACTTTAGATTCAGTATCTAAAGCTGGTAGAAACAATGAGTTAGCTTACCAAATCTCTAAAGCTTCTAAAGAGCTAAAAAGAGATATGGAAACATCGCTAACTGCTAACCAAGCACCAGTAACTGGTGACGACTCTACACCTAGAAGATTAGCTGGTTTAGAATCTTGGATTAAAACTAACACATCAAAAGGCGGTGGTTCTGGTGCAGATCCAACAACTTCTGGAACTAACGCTAGAACTGATGGAACTCAAAGAGCTTTCACTGAAGCACAGCTTAAAGACGTAATTAAGCAGTGTTGGGATGAGGGTGGAGATCCATCTATGATCATGCTTGGCTCTTTCAATAAGCAAGTGCTATCTGGTTTTACTGGTGGATCAACTAGATTTGACCCAGCTGAAAACAAAAGATTAGTTGCTGCTGTTGATGTATATGAGTCTGACTTTGGTGCAATGACTGTTGTACCTAACAGATTCTCAAGAAGCAGATCAGCTTATGTGATACAACCTGATATGTGGGGTGTTGCTTTCTTAAGAGATTTCCAACTTATGGATCTTGCTAAGACTGGTGACGCAACTAAACAGGCATTGTTAGCAGAATACACACTTGTTTCTAAAAACGAAAAAGCAAGTGGTGGTGTATTTGATTTAACAACATCATAATCTTAAATTAATGTGGAGGGGAGCAATCCCCTCTACTTATCATTAACATTTTGTTTGGTCTTTGAAGTCAATCAATGGCGGAACGAAGCAAATAAATAGGAATAAATCATGAGAACTTTAAACGATTACTTTTTAACTGCTGAAATAGAAGATATATCAACTGCATCTTCTACTTTTGTTGCAGTACCAGATGGCGGTAGAGTTATTAAAATTATAACTGCTCTACAAGGTGCTATTTCTGGTTCTGATGCAGCTATCACTTTTGAAATTGGTGGAACTGCTATGACTAGCTCAGCAATTACTGTAGCTCAATCTGGTTCAGCTGCTGGTGATGTAGATACATCAGAGCCTACAGCTGCAAACTCAGTATCAGAAGATGGAACTATTGAAATGATTACAGATGGTGCATCAACTGGAGCACAAAAACTTTTAGTTACATTTGTAGTTAGAAGATAACAGAATTTGGGGGATCTTGCCTAGCCGGTACTTCCCCCAAGTACACAACAAAAATTTTTTAGGAGAAACGACTATGCCAATGGTGGGAAAAAAGAAATTTGCTTATACAAAAAAAGGTAAAGCTGCTGCAAAAAAAGCTGCGAAGAAAATGGGCAAAAAAGTAAAAATGAGAAAATATTAATGAAAGGTAAAATGAAAGGCAAAGCAGTTCTTACTGCTAAGCAAAAAACTTTACCAAAAAAGCTTCAAGCAAAGATTGTCAAATCTAAAATGAAGAAAAGAAAATAAGGAGTAAATAAGATGGCTTTTAATTATGGTTTAAGACCAACAACAGTACAAATGTTAGCATCAAGTGGTACATCAAGTGCCTCAAGTGCTTTTGGTGCATATACTTTATATGTAAGAATATGTGCAGACGCAGATTGTCATATTTTGTTCGGTTCAAGTCCTACAGCTACTTCTAGCAGTATCTTTATACCGGCAGATCAACCAGAAATATTTAAGGTTAATCCAGGTGAAAAAGTTGCAGCTATAGGTTCAGCAAATGTTTCTATTTCTGAATTAAGCTAGTGGCAAAACAAAAATTTGTTCATTTCGTTCCAAGAGATAAGCCTCCTAAATTAGGAAAGCACAAAAAATCTCAATCCAAATCGGAGAAAAGGCAAAAGAAACAAACTAGATATAAAGGTGGTGGCCGATGAGTAAGATTGTTGAAAAAAATGGTTTAGTTACAGAAACTTTTTATGGAACAGAAAAGGGTGTTGTCCAGGAAAGAAAAATTGATCATAAACCAATTTTAGAACACAATAAAAAATTATATAATCAAAATGATGGTTACTCACCTGATAAAGGATTAAAAAGAATAGCTTCTATTCCTACAATCATTTTAGAGATTTGGGCAAAAGAATATAATGGTGATCAAAACAAAGGTAATTGGTTTGCTTTACCAAAAGATGTTCAAACTAAAATTTTAAAAGAAAAATTAAATAGTTCTGATTATAGATATTTTAGAACTGCACCAGGTAATTTTTAATGGCATTAACTAACTACACAACACTTAAAGCATCTATAGCTAACTGGTTAAACAGATCAGATTTAACTGATGAGATAGCAGATGATTTTATAGTTTTAACAGAAGCTGATTTTAACTCTAAGTTAAGAGTTAGAAAAATGATAGCTCAAAGCACTATTACAATTGATAGTGAAACTGAGTCTATACCTACAGGCTTTTTACAAGTAAGAGATTTTTACATTTTAAGTGGTAGTACGAAATATCCTTTACGTTACATGACTCCATCACAAATGGATCAAGTAAAAGGTACTTCTGTTACCGGCATACCACAAGCTTATACAATTTTAGGTGATACATTTAGATTTACACCAAAGCCTGATAGTAGTTACTCAGGTTACTTAAATTATTATAAAAAGTTTGATGCACTATCATCAACTAATGCTACAAATTTTATTTTAACAGATCACCCAGCTATATATTTATATGGCTCATTATTTCATGCTGCTAATTTTTTAGGTGGCTACAATCCGCAACAAGTTCAAACTTGGCAACAGATGTACGCTACAGCTCTTGAACGACTAGAATTAAATGATAGGGAAGATCAATTTAGTGGATCACCTCTACAAATAAGAAGTGAAGATACAATCGCTTCACCATTTAAAGAAAATTATACATCAACAACTAATTCGGCTTAATTATGCAATTACCTTTTGGAGAATGGCTACCTGATCAACCAGATCATCTTAATCCTGGTGCTACAGTAGCAACCAATGTGTATCATGCACAATCAAGTTACAAACCAGTTAAAGGTTTAGTTGCTTATAGTGGTGCATCTAATGTAACACAAAATGCTAAAGGTGCTGGTAGTTTTAGAGATAACACAAACACAGTATTTACTTTTGTTGGTACAAAAGACAATATTTACAAATTAACATCTGGTACATTTACAAGTGTTAAAGGTAGCTGCACAGTTAGTGGTGGCGATACAGATTTTTTTACATTTACTCAGTTTGGCCAATATGTAATTGCAAGTAATGGAGTTAATCCTCCAATGTATTATTTAATGGGTACATCAACTAATTTTGCAACTTTGCAAAGCTTAGTTACAAGTAGTGGCTCAGGTACAGTACCATCTAAATTTAGAGTAAGTGGTGTTGTTAGGGATTTTTTAGTAACTGGTAACATTGAAAATGCAAAAAACAGAGTTGCTTGGTCAGGTTTGAATGACATATCAACTTGGGAAGCTGGAGTTAAATCTAGTGATACACAAGACTTACCTGGTTCTGGTGGACAGATTGTTGCCATAACTTCTGGTGAGGTTGGTTATGTATTTAGGCAAAATCAAATAATTAGAATGGACTTTGTCGGTGGTAATGTAATTTTTAGATTTTCAGTTATATCACCAAACAGAGGAGCTGTTTATGGACAAACAGTTTGCCAGGACAACAGACAAATATTTTTCTATGCCGAAGATGGTTTTTTTCAAATTAATGGCGACCAGGTTTTACCGATTGGTGCAGAAAAAGTTAATAGATTTTTTGATAGTGATTTAAACAAAGCTTACACAGATAGAATTACAGCTGCGGTAGATCCATTTAATACTTTAGCGTTATGGTTATATCCAAGTAAAAATAATCCTAACACTACTGGTATTTGCGATAAAATATTAATTTATAATTATGTAACGCAAAAATGGTCAGTAGCTAATGTAAAAGCTTCACAAATATTTAAACAGTTTATGGTGGTTAATACTGTAGAACTGATGGATATTATTTCAGAAAATTTAGATGATATAAATATATCACTAGACAGTGCTTACTGGACAAGTGGACAGTTATACTTAGGTGCAATTGATGAAAACTTTAAGGCAGCTATATTTTCTGGAAAAGCTTTAGAAGCAGAATTAGAAACAAAAGAAACAGAATTATTTCCTGGCCTTAGAGCAAACATAACAGGAGTTAGACCCTTAGTTGATGCTTCATCAAATGTTGTAATTAAAACTAGAGATAAACTTGCAGATGCAGTTACAAGTTCTTCTTCAAGTACAATAAATACAACTGGTATAGCACCAGTAAGACAATCAGGAAGATATTTTAGAGCAAGTGTAAAAATACCAGCAGAGAGTATTTGGACTCATGCTCAAGGAATAGACTTAACTGCTAGTCAAGGAGGCTCTAGGTAATGAGTGATAAAGTGGATATAGATAACATAAGGTATTCAATTGAAACTCAAGAGTTCTTTCAAAGACAAGTGGAAGAAGCTGTAAATAATTTAATTAATAAAAATAATAGTGAAAGCGATAAAGCTTTTTCTTGGTTTATGAATTAGGAGTTATATGCCAACAAATATTAAAGATTACTCAACTACACAAGCAAGCAACACTACATTAAATTCTATTGATGTAGATGAGGGGATGCTACCTAGTAATTTAAACAATGCTATTAGAGCATTAATGAAAAATACTAGAGATTGGTTTAACGATGCACAATGGATTGAATATGGTGATGGCGATGGTGCTTACACTGCAAGCTATGCTTCATCAACTTCTTTTACAATTGCTGGTGCAGATGTAACTTCTATTTACCATGCAAACAGAAGAATTAAAGTTACAGCAACTACTCCTGGTACTATCTATGGTACAATCTCAAGCTCATCATTTTCAACAGACACAACAGTAAATGTAACTTGGGATAGCGGTAACTTATCTAACGAAGCAATATCTAATGTTTATGTTGCAGCATTATCAGCAACTAATAATTCTATACCTGAGGGTGTGGTTGCTACTGCAACTCTTGCGGATGGATCAGTAACAACTGCCAAACTTGGTGCAGATGCTGTAAATGGTTCTAAGATTGCAGATGACAGTATAGATTCTGAGCATTATGTAGATGGCAGTATTGATACTCAACATATTGCAGACTCACAAATTACAAATGCCAAGATGGCAGCTAACTCAGTTGATTCAGATCAATATGTAGATGGATCTATAGATACAGTACATATAGCTGATTCTCAAATTACTAATGCTAAAATGGCTGCTAATTCTGTGGACTCAGATCAGTATGTTGATGGAAGTATAGACACAGCTCACATTGGAGATAGCCAAGTAACAACTGCTAAGATTGCAGATTCAAATATTACTTCAGCAAAAATTTTAGATGGTACTATTATTAATGCAGATATTAATGCTAGTGCAGCTATTGAAGCTACTAAAATTTATAATGGTACAGTTGCAAATGTAGAATTTGGTTATCTAAATGGTGTAACATCAGCAATACAAACTCAATTAGATGCTAAACTTGTTAAAGCAAATAACTTATCAGATTTAACTTCAGATAGTACAGCTAGAACTAATTTAGGTTTAGGAACGATTGCAACTCAAGATGCAAATAATGTTTCTATATCTGGTGGATCTGTTACTGGTTTAGGTGATCCATCATCTACATCAGATGCGGCTACTAAAAATTATGTAGACCAGGCGGTTGCTGGATTAAGAACTAGAGTTATTGCAGAAGCTGCTACTACAGCAAATGTAAATTTAACGAATGGCTTAGAAGCTGGAGATAGCATTGATGGTGTTACTCTTGTAGCTGGTGATAGAGTTTTAGTAAAAGATCAAACTGATGCTACAGAAAATGGTCTATACTTAGCAGTATCAAGTGGTGCTGCATCAAGAGATCCTGAGCATGATACTATTGCAGAACTATCAGGCCAGATGATCGTAGTTAATCAAGGTACAGCAAATGACAATAAAATATTTTTATGTACTACAGATAGCGATGCAGTAATAGGATCTAGCAATATAACTTACACACAAATTACACCAGCTAATGTTGGAACAGTAACTTCAGTAGGTGTTGCAGATTCAGGCTCATCAGAATTTACAGTAACTGGTTCGCCAATTACTTCATCAGGTACAATCAACCTTGCAGTTAATTCTATTGCAAACACTAAAATTACAGGACTAGGAACTGCATCTACACAGGATGTTGGAACTTCTGCTAATAACGTAGTTCAATTAAATGGATCAGCTCAACTTCCAGCTGTTGATGGAAGTAATCTAACAAATTTAAACGCAGCAACAAATGGATTTGCTATCGCAATGGCAATAGCTCTTTAACAACAACAATAATAGGTAATAAAAATGGCACAAAATTTTAGAAGATACACAAGCAACGATGTAGGGACATCTGCTGCAACTTTATTTACAGCAGACAGTTATGATACTGTTGTAGGTATATCAGTTTCAAATGTAACAACATCAGCTGTTGTAGCATCTGTATATATCAATGATGGTGCAAATGACATCTATCTTGTTAAAGATGCACCAATACCAAGTGGTTCATCATTACAAGTATTAGATGGTGGAGCTAAGTTTGTAGTTCAATCTGGTGATGTTTTAAAAGTAATATCAGATACAGCTTCATCATTAGACGTTTGGGTATCAACAGTAGATGCAATTAGTTCATAGGAGAAATAAATGCCTTTTATAGGAAACCAACCAGCATTAAGTTACACAAGTTTTGCTAAGCAAGACTTCACTACAAGTGCGACTACATCTTACACATTAGATAATCCTGTAGCTAACGAAAATGAAATTGCATTATTTATAAACTTTGTAAGACAAGAACCTACAACTGCATATACTGCTAGTGGTACAAATTTAAATTTAACAAGTGCTACATCTGCATCAGATGATATGTACTGTGTGTTTTTAGGTAAAGCTGTTCAAACAGTAAATCCTCCAAATGGTTCTGTTGGTTTATCTCAGCTATCAGCTACTGGTACAAAAGACAGCACAACATTTCTAAGAGGAGATAATAGTTTTTCAACTATTTCTGCTGGAATTACAATGTCTGATTTTTGGATATTAAATGCTGATGTAACAATATCTGGATCTAATGTTTTACTCAATACCGCTAATTTAGTTCAATCATCTGTTACAACATCTGGTTTTATTGGAACAGGAATGAGTTATAGTTCTGGATATTTTACTTTTCCATCTACAGGAATTTATCAAATAACTGTTATATACGATATAACAACAACTACAGGACAAGACGTAGCTTTAAAAATTTGGACAACAACGGATAATTCAACTTATAATCAAAGAACAGCAGCTTATCAATATTGTCCTTCTAATCAATTAATAACTGGAGTTTCAAATTTTATTTTTGATGTAACAGACACAACAACGCACAAACTAGGTCTTTATTCTTATGCTGTTGGTGGAGGAACGACCACATTAAGAGGTAATTCAACTCAAGCAGAAACACAAATTACATTTACAAGATTAGGAGATACATAAGATGGCAATAACAAAAATACAATCGCTTAACTTTCACTTCGTTTCAGTTAAGAATTTTACAAAGGAAAGCTTAAAGGAGATTAACTAATGGCTATTACAAAATTAACA